TCTATCCTCTTATTAGACCTATTGACTCCAAAAAGGATGTCGCATAATGGCTACCAAAAAGAAAGGTCCTTCTCTTGCGATTGGTCGTGGTGAAAAGTTGCCTGTATCTAAAGGCGCTGGGCTTACCGCCAAAGGTCGTGCTAAATATAATAAAGCGACTGGCTCGAATCTAAAGGCTCCACAACCTGAAGGCGGACCACGCAAGAAGTCTTTCTGCGCTCGTATGTCTGGAATGCCTGGACCAATGAAAGATGAAAAAGGTAGACCTACTCGTAAAGCAGCTTCTTTAGCAAGATGGAAGTGCTAAACATGAGCCAAGAAATGTTATATCTATGGAACGCAGTTCTAACACTAGCAGGAGTTCTTGTTGGTATTTGGGCAAGAGAGAAGTCTTCTGAACTGGCACGTCTTAACATCCTATTAAATAAAACCCGTGAGGAGGTAGCTCGTGATAACGTTACTCAAGCAGAAATTGACAAAATTATGGCTCATATTGACCAACGCTTTAACAAGCTTGAAGTCAAAATTGACCAGCTTATTCAAGGGAAAATAAATGCCTAGCGTCAGCAAGAAACAGCATAATTTAATGGCAGCTGTGGCTAATAACCCTAAGTTTGCTAAAAAAGTTGGCATTCCTAAATCTGTTGGTGAAGACTTTATGGAAGCTGATAAAGGTAAAAAGTTTAGAACTGGTGGATCTACAAATCCAGCAAAAGGTAAATTCAACAAACCAAAGTCTAATCATGGGATGATGCAATTACCAAATGTTAGTTTAGAAAAGTATGTTGGTAAAAAAGAAGGTGGATCCTTGAAAGGAAAAGAAATGAAAGAATCTAAAATGATGGTTAAGAAAGAAATTGGTTTTATGAAGAAAAAAGGCGCTCCTAAATCCATGATTAAACATGAGATGGCAGAGGCTGGTATGAAAAATGGCGGTATGGCATCAATGAAGAAGGTGGCTACCAAAGCTGTCAAAGGACATGAGAAGCGTATGCACAGCATGGCTAAAGGTGGTGGCATTGAAATCAAAGGCAAAACCAAAGGCAAAATGGTTAAGATGAAATCAGGCGGATACTGCTAATCATGGCTAATTTCCCAGACCTTAACGATGACGGTAAAGTAACTCGTGCTGACGTCCTTAAAGGACGTGGCGTTCCAGGATTTAATAAAGGAACTGTTGTTAAAGACGAGCTCCCACAAGAAATGGTTGATCGCCTCACTCGTGAGGAGAACGAAGCTAATCCTATGGTTAAGCTACGGGATAAGATTTTTGGTCCAGAAAAGAAAAAGCCAGAACCAGTCAAAAAAGCCAAAGGTGGAAAAGTTTCCAGTGCTTCTAAGCGAGCTGATGGCTGTGCTATTCGTGGTAAAACCAGAGGAAAGATGGTGTAACTATGGAAATCAAACTTGGAGATATTAGTCCTTTAGCTGGTTTAATTACCAAAGAAGGAGCATTTGGAAAGTTAGCCGATTCTGGTGCTTTAGGAATTGCTGGCAAATTTGTATCAAAACACCTCAATGATGATAAGGGTGGTGACGCTGCAAAAGAAGCAGCTGCAAAAGAAGCTGCTTTAAAAGAGGCTGCCAATAAAGAAATGGCAGCACTTGCAAGCCAATATCGCTCAAAACAATCTGAGCCTACTGGCGGTGTTGAAGGTTATAGGTCTTATAAAAAAGGTGGGAAAGTTAAATCCGCTTCGGTTCGTGCTGATGGTTGCTGCATAAGGGGTAAAACTCGTGCCTGATCCTATCAAAGCCATGGAAATAATGAGCCAGTTAAATATGGAAGGCGGTAAAGAGCCTTCTGCCAAAGCTCGTTCTATGGCTAATGATAAGGACAAAAACCCTGAAGTAGCTGAAAAGTTTAAAAGTGATCTTGAAAAAGCTAAAGCCGAAGTAAGAAGAATCTCAGAGGAAACAAAGGCAAAAGCAGAAGCTGAGCGTCCACGAACCTATACTGAAAGATTGCAAGATATGGGTAGATTACCTAAAGGCGGTGGCGGTGCAATGCCTAAATCTAACCGTGATATTACTAAGAATTACAAAGCTGGAGGTAAAGTATCTTCTGCCTCTAAACGAGCAGATGGTTGCGCTATTCGTGGAAGGACAAAGATATGAGACCAAGTCGTGGCATGGGTGCCATAATGCCCACTAAAATGGGCAGAGGCGTCAAGAAAGCTCGTAGGGACGACACCGACTTTACTCAATATAAAGAAGGCGGTAAGGTTAATGCTGCGGGCAACTACACTAAACCCAGTTTGCGTAAGCGGATTGTTTCTCAGGTGAAAGCAGCTGCAACACATGGTACTGGCGCAGGTCAATGGTCAGCTCGTAAAGCGCAGTTGGTAGCTAAAAAATATAAGGCAGCTGGCGGTGGCTATAAATGAGTGGTTTAGCAAAGTCTCAGCGTTCTTTAAAGGCTTGGGGAGACCAGAAATGGACAACCAAGTCAGGGAAGAAGTCGTCCGAGACGGGGGAAAGATACCTGCCAAAAAAGGCAATCGAAGCCCTAAGCCCACAGGAGTACGCAGCAACAACACGAGCAAAACGGCAAGGAAAAGCACAGGGAAAACAGTTCGTCCCCCAGCCGTCAAAAGTAAAGCAAAAAGTAAAGCCGTATCGAAAGGTTAAGTAATGACTACTTCTGGAACTACAACCTTTAATCTAGACCTCAATAACCTCATTGAAGAGGCATTTGAGCGTTGTGGTACGGAACTTCGTACAGGTTACGATATGCGGACTGCCCGCAGATCATTGAACCTGTTGACCGTAGAGTGGGCTAATCGTGGCATTAACCTCTGGACTATTGAGCAGGGGCAAGTTGCAATGGTTACTGGGCAAGGGATTTATCCTATTCCAGTCAATACGATTGACCTATTAGATCATGTAGTTCGCCAGAATAACGGTGTTACCAGCAACCAGATTGACATCAACATTACTCGTATCTCTGAGTCTACCTACTCGACTATCCCCAATAAATTAACTACTGGGCGTCCTATTCAGGTCTGGTTTAATCGCCAATCAGGACAGTCTAATGCAACCGCTGTGACCTTAAACGGCACAATTGATGCTGTGACCACATCTATCACAGTTAGTGATGCCAGCGCCCTTCCTATCGGTGGCTTTGTCAAGATTGACAATGAGACAATTAGCTATGCTAACGTTATTGGTAACGTCCTAACAAATTGCTACCGTGGTCAAAACGGAACTACAGCTGCAAGCCATACGACAGGTGCAGCCCTTACAGTACAGAACCTTCCTTCTATTAATGTATGGCCCACACCCGATGCTGGTGGTGGTCCTTATACCTTTGTGTACTGGAGGTTGCGTAGGATTCAAGATGCTGGATCTAATGGAACGGTAGAGCCTGATATTCCCTTTCGCCTATTACCTTGTATGGTGGCAGGATTGGCTTTCTATATGGCTCAAAAGCTACCAGATGGACAGGCACGAGTGCAATTTTTAAAGCAAGAATACGAGGAGCAGTGGCTCCTGGCTTCTACGGAGGACAGAGAGAAAGCCGCTTCTAGGTTCGTACCTAGGACGACATTCTATGCCTAATAAATTTAGTAGTGGCAAATTTGCGATTGCCGAATGTGACCGATGTGGTCAGCGGTATAAGTTAAAGGAGCTACGGAAGTTAGTTGTAAAGCAACAGATAAAGAACATTAAGGTTTGCCCTAGCTGCTGGGACCCAGATCAACCGCAGTTGTCATTAGGGATGTATCCAGTTGACGACCCACAGGCTGTACGGGAACCACGCCCTGATATAAGCTATCAGGTATCTGGAAGTAGCGGTTTACAACTGAATGGAAGTAACGATAATACCGAAGAAGGTGTTGGTTTTCCAGAAGGTGGTAGTAGAATATTTCAGTGGGGATGGAACCCTGTTGGCGGTGCTAGAGACGATGGATTAACCCCCAACAACTTAGCTCCAGAAGGTCAGGTAGGCAGTGTAACGGTAACAACAACATAAGGAGTTGAAAATGTTTAAGAAAGACGCAGATGGGATTGCTAAAAAAGGCAAGACTGAAGGTAAAAATTTAGGTGACTCAGGTCCTAAAGTTCTGGGCATGAAAGCTAAACCCAAGATGGGCGGTAAAGACCAGATGGACATGAAAAAGATGGGTCGTGGTTTGGCTAAGGTTAAGAACCAAATGATGCGTAAAGCTGGAAGGGGTCGATAATGGCTCACTATTCTAAAAAAG